AGATGCACCTGATATTAGAACAAGAAAAGCCAGAGGTACTTCAGCATCACCTGCAAAAAATAATGCTGGTGATTTTATATACAGACAAAATTCTGAAAGATATAATGGTTCAGCATATACCACAGTAGGTCAATTTGCAGTAGATACAAATAGCTCAAATGCAGATAGATTCCAACTTACTTTGACAGTTAGTGAAGATGGTAACACAATCGATGCTGCTGCTGCACAATTTAAGATTGATGGTAATGATGGTGGTGCGATTACTTTTAACGATGCATATAAATTCCCAACATCTGATGGAACAAATGGACAAGCACTTGTTACAAATGGTAGTGGTGTTTTAAGCTTTGTTACTGCAACATCTTATACAGATGCAGATACACTTCTATATATCAATTCACAGGGGGTAATTAGTGGAAGTTCTCAAGTTACTTCTTCATTATTAAATCAAGATGTTGATTTAGGTACTGGTGATTTAACTGCAACTGATATTACATCTACTAACTTTACCATAAACGATACCTTAACTGCTCCTACTATTACAGGTTCGTTACTCCGTCTTGATGAAAATGGTAGTGGATTACGAATGACCAATGTTGGTGCATTCGATAACTCATCAGGTGATTTTAGAATATTTGCAAATCAAGACTTAATTCTTGCTACAAATGGTCAAAATGGTACAGCAGTTACCATTGACCAAACTACAAAAGATGCTACATTTACAGGTAATATATCAGCAGTAAATCTTACCTTGAGTGGTGATTTAACTGTTAGTGGAACGACCACAACAGTAAATTCAGAAACAATTAACATCTCAGGTTCATTACTAAAACTTAATTATGGTGGTGGTGCAGTAGATGGTGGAATAGAAGTAACTGATTCAACCCTAAGTGGTTTAGATACTGGTTCTTTAATATGGGATGGTACTAACAACTATTGGAAAGCTGGAGTAAAAGGTTCAGAAGTTAAATTATTAAGAGCAGAAGGAGATGGAATCCTTTCTGGTTCTCAACAAGTAATAGATTCTTTACCAAGTGGTGTAATTAGTGGTTCATCACAAATAACAGATGGAAGTGGTATTTTATCATCATCAAACGAAAACTTTACAACATTTAGTTCTTCAGTAGATTCAAGATTAGATGCACTTGAAATCGATACTGGTTCTCAAGATAGTAGATTAGATTCTTTAGAATTATTTTCATCTTCTCTATCAACAACAGAAAACACATATAGTGGTTCATTTAGTGGTTCATTTAGTGGTTCATTCGCACTTGAAAATGTAACTACTGATATTTTACCAGTTGACAACGAAGTACAAAGTTTAGGTTCTCCTACCAAGAGATTTGCGGAAGTTTATTTAAGTAACAATTCTGCTAAATTCCCAAGTGGTAGTTTCGGGATGAATGATTTTGGTGATTTTACATTAGAAGATAATAATGGAGATGCTACATCTCTTATAACATCCGTACTTAAATTAAAAGATACTGTTACCGATACAATATATAGTATAACGGCTGCTAATGATATAGTTGAAGTAAGTACTGATGTTAGTGTATCTGGTGATATTACTTTATCTGGAACAGTTGATGGAATCGACCTTCAATCATTTAGTTCTTCGTTAGATTCAAGATTAGATAGTTTAGAAACCGATACTGGTTCTCAAGATAGTAGATTAGATTCTTTAGAATTATATACACAATCACTTGATATAACCAATGCAGTAATAACTGGTTCATTTACTGGTTCATTTATTGGAGATGGTAGTGGATTGACTGGAATTGTTGCAGATGGTACAATATCTGGTTCAGACCAATTAACAAGTTCTTTAGACTTATTATATGAACCAATTGCAAGTGGAACTCATACATTAGTTTCATCGTCTGCACAAGTAATATCACTTCTACCAACGGGAACAGTAAGTGGTTCATCTCAAGTATTAGGTGGAAGTGGAATATACTCATCCTCAACTCAAGTAGTATCTTCTTTATCAAATCAAACAGTTAATTTTGGTACTGGTGATATTACTGCAAATTCATTTAGTGGAGATGGTAGTAGTTTAACAGGTATTACAGTAGCACAAGCTGCAACAGTTGCAGATAGTTTTACAAATCAAACTTCCGTAACAGTAACTCACAACTTTAATACAAGAAATATACTTGTTGCGGTTTATGATAGTTCTAATAATCAAATTATACCACAAAATGTAAATACCTCAAACTTAGACCAAGCAGTTATTACATTCCCAAATGCAGTAACAGGTACGGTGGTTGTTGCAAAAGGTGGTCATATTGTTAATGCAGCTGCAACACAATTTGGTGGAAACTTCACGGCTAATTCAAGTTTGAATGGATATACATTATCAGGTTCTGGTGATATTGATTTTGTTGGTGATTTAACTGTAAATGGTAATGCAACAATTACAGGTACACTTACCCTATCAAACGCAGATGATATAAGAATTCAAGATAATACTTTACTTTTAAACTGGGGTAAAGGAAATACTGATGGTGGATTGCAAGTTTCATCCAATAGCGGAGCAACAGGTTCTTTATTATGGGATGAAAGTGTAGGTGTTTGGAAAGGTGGTACTTTATCTAGTGAGTATACATTCTATACTACTAATAATTTTAGTATTTCAAATATAAACTCATTTACTCAATCCATTGATACAAGAGTAACAAATACAGAATCAACAGGTTCGGTTCATGAAAGTAGATTGGATAGTTTAGAATCGGCTACTGGTTCATACCAATCACTAGGAGCTGGTGTTTTATCTGGTTCTCAACAAATAACAGATTTTGGATTCATTAGTGGTTCTGATTTAGATGATATTCATTTATATACTTCATCATTAAAAACTGCTATTGAAGTTAGTGGTACTAACCTAACAGTACTTGGTGATTTAACTGTACAAGGTACTAATACATCATTAAACACAACTCAACTTTTAATTGAAGATAAATTAATAACATTAGCAAGTGGTTCTACTACATCATTACAAGCCGATGGAGCTGGTATTGAAATTGAAGGAGCTAATAAATCTTTAACTTGGAATCATACTAATAGTTCTTTCCTATTTGATGCTAAAGTAAGTTCATCAGTAGGATTTAAAGGAAATGGTTCTGAATTAACCGATATTGTATATTCTAATATTGATTTTGGTGGAACAGGTGTACTAAGCGGTTCAGACCAAGTAACTTCTTCACTTGATTTAAGATACTTAGAAATCAACGGAGATGGTGTACTAAGCGGTTCAGACCAAGTAACTTCATCTTTAGATTTAAGATACTTAGAAATTAATGGTGATGGTGTGTTAAGTGGGTCAGACCAAGTAACTTCTTCACTTGATTTAAGATACTTAGAAATCAACGGTGATAATGTTCTATCATCATCAAATGAAAACTTTAGTGATTTTTCACAATCAATAGATACAAGATTACAATCAGCAGAATCTTTCTCTGCTTCACTTGACATCAATAACGCAATACTTACTGGTTCATTCACAGGTTCATTTACTGGTGATGGTAGTGGATTAACCGGATTAACAGTTGACCAAGTAGCTTCTGTAACCGCCTCGTTTAGTAATCAATCAACAATTAATGTTGCACACAACTTTGATACATATAACGTTATAACTTCAGTATATGATGATACTTTAAACCAGATTATACCACAAACCGTTTCATTAACTGACACAAACACACTACAAGTTGTTTTATCATCAACCGAATCCGGTCATGTAGTAGTTGCAAAGGGTGGTCATGTTATAGGTGATGGTTCTTATAGAGTATCTGTATCAGGAAACACTTCTTATACTATTACCCATAACCTTAATGAAGATTATCCATTCGTACAATCATGGAACACTGTTTCGGGCCAAATGGAAATACCTAAATCAGTAACAAGTAACTCATCTAATGAACTAACAGTAGTATTCGATACGACATTTAGTGGTAAAATAATAGTTAAAAAGTAATGGTATGGCTACAGAATGGAATCAAACAACATTTTTATCAACTTCAGGTGGTGAGGTAGCACAATTTATTTCAGGTGCAGTTGCATCAGGTGGAAGTGGTGGAAGTTCTTCATCAAGTGGTAATACTGGTAGTATAACAATAACTGAAGATACTTCTATTGATTTTGGAAATGCATTTAGCTATCCAGCATACTCTGTTGACCACCAATCAAATGGTAAACTTATAGTTGGTGCAACTAACAATTCATATGATGGAACTAATAATTCAACAAAAATATTTAGATTAGCTACTGATGGTACTTTAGATACTTCATTTGGTAACAGAGGTGGAATAACTTATCCTGGTGTTGATAATATGTCTTACCCAAGGGTAAAAGTTGACCCTATAAATGATAAGATATATGTAAATCCACGATATGGAAAGTTGTATGAAACAACCGGTACAAATGAAAGTCAATTATATTATGGTTCACCTCTAACAAGACTTTCTTATTTGTTTAGGTTAAATTCTGATGGTAGTTATGATACAACTTTTAATTCAAATGTATATTCTACATTTGGGGGACAATATTCTGCTACAAGTTACCTTATATCAGATTTTGATTTACAAAGTGATGGTAAAATCATAGTAACATCTGAAAAATCAGGTTCTTTATTTAGATTAAATCAAAATGGTACTTTAGATAATACATTTAGAAATGGACCTTTAACCGGTTCAACTCAAATGGGAGATGCAACACCTCCAATGAATACAGGATATCCTAGAACTGTTGTTGTTTTACCCGATGATTCAATTGTTTTCGATATTGCAGATAATACAACATATGAAACATCATCTTTAGGATATAGTAATACCTTCCATTATACCAGAAGGCCAATAAGAAAAGCATCAGCTGATGGTGCATTGGATACTACATTTAATTCCAATCAAAGTAATTATTATGGGCCAAATACCAGAGCTGTAAGATATTCTCACACTCCACATACTATGTTTGCATGGAATGATGGAACTCTTATAATGGGAGGTATTGGAACTCAAATATCAGGTTCAAATACATCTCAAAGTTTAGATTTTAGTAGAGTATTCGTACCTGAGTATGGAATACCTGGATATTCATCATATCCTTGGTCAACTCCTTCTGTATTAACTCAAATATCCCAAAGTGATGCAACCTATATACCAAATGGTAGTAGTGGATTTGTTATAAACGATGTTGGATTGAGAAATGCTGGTCGTAGTAATTCTTGGCCAAAAGGATATGACGATTTAGTTACTGATATAGAAAGAGATAAAGTTGGTAACCATTGGGTAGCTGGTATTTTTAATAATTGGGTTGATAAAAGTGGTAATGTTACTGAAACAGATTGGTATCAGAATCATGCTATACCAACAGAACAACATATTTTAAGAATAAGACCTGATGGTAATATTGATATGTTGGATTCTCCATATTTGGATACCGATACAAGTACAGTTAGTTGGGGTATTATAACAGAACCTATAAGTGATATTGCACTATGGCATGATACAGATGATATAAAAGTAACATTTGTTGGTAAGTTTGATAATGTAAGTTCTGCTAAAGGTGGTATTCTTCAATTTAAAGTAGCAAATGCATATGGATTCACACATACAGTTGGTACATATAATGATGGTAGATATGAATTATCATGTGATAAATCGGGTTCAGTAACAGAAGGACAAACTATTACTTGGACATTGCACACTAGAGGAGTTCCAACAGGTAATGTTGCTTACACAATTAGTGGAATTACATCTGCCGATTTATCCGCTGGTAGTTTAACTGGTAACTTTAATGTAAATTATCATACCTATAAATGGGGAAGTCAAGTATCTGTAACTTTAGCAGATGATGGTACTTATGAAACTGAAAATATAACACTTACACTTGATGGAACTGGAATATCACAAACAATTTCAATAACTGATACAACATCACAACCATCTGGTGGAGGTGGTGGTGTACCTGGAGCAGGAGTTTATTCTAATGATTGGATGGAAGTTTCTGGTAGTACTACCTTTAATTTGGTATCAGGAAGTGAAATGACATATAAAATAACTTTAACAGATAACAGTTATTGGAGTAATACCTCTGTTGATGTAACATCTGGTGATTTTTATTTTCGAAACTTCAATTATCCTGTCAATAATGCAACTCATGGAGCAACACTTAGAGCAACAGATAGAGGTTTTACTGAAGTTCAATTTGATTTAGATGATAGTTATGGTACAATTACTGGAAGTCATTTATTTTTTCACGATGGTGTAGCTGAGTTTAAAGCAATTTATAAGGATTCAACTTATCCAGCATACACAGCATCTGCTATAACTAATGGTGATTACTTAACATATAAACCAGGATTGTGGAGGCTTTATAAAAATGGAACTGGTGATATTACATATTCTCCGGGAGTTGGTTCTAATGATTATAGAAACATAGCACATAGTTCATCAATCAATTGGACTTTACAAGATTGGCCATCTACATCTACAACTTCTTCAATAAGTCAAAGACTTACTTTATATCCCAATAAAACTATATATTGGGTTAGTAGGTCATTAGATGATGGTGCTTCTGGATATCCAAATGGTCAAACATATAGTAGTGTAAATACTCTTAATACTCCAATGAAAATTGGTGATTACATTTATGATGCAACGGGTTCTATTCGAAGTACATATAGTGACTTTGTTGCAACTCATAATTCGGGTACAAGCAGTTATTTTGATTTCTCAGACCCATCTCCATATGCACCTCATAGACATGCCGCTATTTCTAAAGGACAAGTAATTAAGACTTGGTATAATGATGGTCAAAAACAAGGAAATTGGAATCCTGTTATAAAATCTTTATTTACTGGTTCATATGAATGGACAGTAGATTCACCTGAATATAATAAAGTAAGAACCTTTGAAGTTCAATCAAAAGAAGGGTGGTGGTATAGATTTAATACACGAGGAACCACAACATTACGTTCCACAGTAGAACCTACTTTGTATTTAACTGAAAGTGGAGATAGTGGAACAACTTTTACTCAAGGAACTCATTACACAGATGATGTTTTTGGTGATGTATCTCAAGGATGGGCTAAGGAAATAGTTTCTATGAGTGTTAATACAAATACTCCACCTACATCAGCAACAAATTACTCTACAACAAGAGAAATATATTATCTGTCATCAAATTCTAAACGAAATTTTGGTTGGACAAATTATATAAGTGGTGTAAGTGGTAGTTTACTATTTTATAGACAGAGTGGTTCTTATGGAGAACAAAATGTAATAGAATCTTATACTTCGGCTTCTGATACTGATTATTTATCATACCCCTGGAGAAGAAATGGAATTCCAAGTGGACAATCTGATGAAGGGGATGTTAATTACCATGAAGCTTCTCCTGATACAATGCAAGGTAATCGTTACATACATTATAATGGTGCAATGTACATGAGAACTCAAAAGGGATTGCCTTATCCAACGACCAATACACAAGGAGATGCTACATTTGTTTGGAAGTATGATATACAATCTTTAGATAATACTCAAGGTATATTTTATTTAGGTACTGATATAAATGGAAACATAATTAGTGGTTCTAATAATTTAAATATTGGTGGTACTTATAACTATCCAACTGACCTAAGTGGATTTGCTTGGTCAAGTACAACAAAGTTCACTTGCGGTACAGGAAATAAATGGCCTGCAAATGGTGATACTATATATTATTATGATGGACCTTTAGCAGGTAATGCATTTACCGCTCCTTCTAATGGTACTTGGTATGTTGTGTTTACCGCTGAAGTACCCACTACTGATTTAACTCTTCATTCGAGTACATGGAATAGAATGCAAATAAATACTGATGGTTCAATAGGAACTGTTTTAAATAATATTTCATAAAAGGAATAATTATGTTTTTAAAATCAAATGACATATTTACATTGGAAAACTTAATATCGGCAAGAGATAAAACTATTGTTATGTTTGGTGTTAAGTGGTGCGAACAGTGCCAATCTATAAAAAAAGAGTTTATAAAATTAGAACCAACCGAAAGAAGTAGAGATATTGATTTTATTTATTGTGATGTAGATAAAAACCAAAATATTTCGGATTTGGTAGAAATACAAAAATTACCAACATTTGTTTCTTTTAATAGAACTAACGTAGTATTAAAACACGAAGGTAAAACAAAAAAAGATATTATAAAAACATTAAAGTCATTTGCTAAGATATGAGTATAACTAGATTTGGAAGATTTTACACATTTGGTAATGGAAAGACCCTTCAATTTATAAGTGGTTCTATTCCTACTAACTATACATATACATTATCTTTAAGCTCAAATACAGTTGATGAGGGAGATACTGTTGTTATTACTCTTACTTCTTCTCAAAGACAACCAAATGGTACACAGATTCCATACACCATTTCTGGTAATAATATCTATACTTCTGATTTTGTTTCAATACCTGGTTTAAGTGGTAATTTTACATTACAAAATAACACAGGTTCTGTTAGTTTAGAAATTGCAGAAGATTATTCAACAGAAGGTGGAGAAGTTTTTACTTTAACTTTGGATAACGAAAACGTAAGTGCTAGTGTAAGTGTAAATGATACATCAATAGTAGGTGGTAATGCAACTTATTCTTTAACTCATACAGGAACACCTCAATCTGGATATGTTGGTGGTACTATGGAAGGGACTACTGTTACATTTACATTAACAACTACAAATATTCCAGATGGAAATCATGTTTCTTATTCAGTAAGTAATATATATTCAAACGATATAGGTGAAGCGGATTTAGATTTAACAAATTCCTCAAATTATCCAGATGGTAGTTTTATAATCAACAACAATTCTGCAACTGCAAGTTTTAAACTAAAATCAGACTTTGAAACAGAAGGTTCGGAATATCTTAGATTGAGAGTTTATGATGTTAATTCAGCAACTCAAACTGATATAGAAACTGCTTTTATTTACGATACTAGTTTAAATTGGGATTTGGGGGATTCGGGTCCTTCTAATACAATTGCATTTACAAATAATACATCTCAATCTGTTTATTTCGATACCCAAAGTGCTGCATTAGAAATATGTGATGCAACTCACTTTTCAAATTCGGAAGAATGGCCAATAGAAATACAATTCAAAAGTGGTAGTAGTAGTACATATAGAACAAGTTTAGATGAAGTTGAAGTTGATGATGAAGTTTATTATACACTTGGTAATCAAACCTTTCAATTAAATTATCAAGGAGTAGGTGCTCAACCCCAAGTACTACAATTTTATGGATTCTCTTCTACTTGGAGGGGAGTTCCAACTCATATATTTAGAGTAGAAAATGGAGTGGTTAAAGGAACATTTCCCGTAGGTTACTATGGTAAACTTTTAATATCAAATGACTATGGAGGAAAATGGAGAAGTACAAGTGTAGGAGGTGCTTTTGTAGTTAACGCTAATGGTATATTACATGATGCATTAACTTCATCTGGTGGTGCTATACGTTCTGTTATTGATAGCCAAAATAGAGTAATCGTTTTAAATAATAATAATACTAATGGTGGTTTCAAAAGATTAAATACAGATGGAACCTTAGATACTGTATTTAGTGCAAGTCATTTTGATACTGTTGAGGGAAGTTCAGCTATTTTATACAACGTTGGTGTAGATAGTGAAGATAATGTTATATTTGGTGTTCCTACTGAAACGACTGATTCTCTTCTTTATTACTATACCGCCTCACTACGATATACACCAACAATACAAGGTGTAACGAATTGGGAACCTGCTGCAAGAAGGTTAGAAAAAGTAAGTGGTAGTTTGGACCAAACTTATTCTACAAGTTCCCTTGTACCTGCTTTTATCCAATCAAGATATACCCAAGTAAATCATTGGGTTACTTTACCTAATCAAGAAATGGTTGGTATCGGTGAAATGAATATAGTAAATTCTAATTCTTACCCATCTGGAATTACTGGTTCTATTTATGCTCACATAGATTCTGATGGTAATTTCAAAAAAGGAAGTGGATTTAACTTTAATCAAGATTACATTCACTCATATGGGGGTAGTAGTCCTGGAGCTGGACCAAACGCTGGAATATACATACCTCAAATATTAAATACAGATTACAGAGAACTTTTAATTGTTGGAGGAGATTTTACATCATTTGTAAAAAATGGTACAACTTATAATCAAAATGGATTATTGTGTTTAAGTTCATCGGGTGAGTTGGTAGATTTATTTAGTGGTAGTGATGATGGATTCTCACATGATAGTGGTGATTCTTCCATATGGCCAACAGATATAGATTTTAGTGGAAGTCATTTGGTAGTAAGTGGTAGATTCCATGAATGGGATAATTATCCTGCAAATGGAATAATATTATTCAAATGGGATAATACTAAAGAAAAGTTTGTACACGATAGAGCATTTAATTCAACAACTGGTTCGGTAAATAATGGTACTAAATTATATTTTAATAGTGTAACATTTGGTATTGATGGTAATATATACGCAATAGGTGGTAATGATTATTGGAATGGTACTGATTATTGGGGAAGTGCATGGGGAACTGTATGGAAATTTGATTTAGAAGGAAATGTAGATTTAACTTGGGTAGCTAATGCGGGTAATGGATATGAAGCTAGTTTATTTGGTTGGCAGAAAATCAGAGCTTTTAAAAATTTAGTTTCATAAAATAAAAATTTATGTATGGATAAAGGTAACAAAAAATTAGCAGAAGCTAAGTTTTCTGATAATAGAAAAAAAATAATTAAAGCAGAAAAAATTATATCAGAATTAAGTGGTTATAAGTTTAGATGGAATGAAGGTCAAAATTCTTATATAGGAACTGATTATGGTTTTTTGGGTAATGAACTAAAAAACAATGAATATCTTAAAGACTTGGTAATAGAAAACGAAGGAATTCATTATATTAGATATGAATCTATTGTAACCATATTGGCAGAGTCAGTAAAAATTTTACAAGAAAAAGTTAAAATTTTAGAACAAAATAAAAAATAATTTATGGAATATGATGTATATTGTTCCACCGGAGGAGGTCCTTGGGTAAATGCAGGTACTGATACTTGGGTAAATCTATGGATGGAGTTAGTTGCTCCTCATTTAAAGGTAAAACCTATACTTTTATTACATAGAAACAAACCAAAAGGACACGAAGATTACCAATTTCCAATTGAAGCTCATTGGCATGGAGATAATATTGAAAAATTTGATGAATTGTGTAAAGGTGCTCGTAGAATAAACATATTACATGGTCATTATACTCCTATGAGATGTATTGTAGATAATAAAGACAAAATACACTCAAATGTAATTCATAATTCAGTAAATCACATAATAATGTCTCAAGTTGCAACCGATGCACCACGAGGATGGTATCCTTATTTGGATTCTGCTTGGGAAAAGGATATAAATGAATGGGCTAAACATTCAATATGGATTGGTTTATTTAATATTCCTTACAAAAACAAAAATATTCGAAATTTTTATGAGTTTGAACATAACTTACCTTTAAGTAAATCAAATAAAATGGGATTTGCCTCAAGATGTGAGGGAAGAAAAAACCCCCACTTTTTAGATAAAAAAGATTGTTTTATTTTTACAAATTCAAGAGAGTTTAAGGTTATTTGGAAACAAGGAGCTGGTGTTGAATGTCATAATGCAAGAATATATCACTATGACTCTTCCTTTAAAGACAAATTTTGGAATATGGATTGGGGTATATCACATTCTTGTTTTGTAGCCGAACCATTTGGGTATGGAATTTTTCAGGCAGTAGATTATGGTAAATTACCAATAATTCATAAGTTTTGGTGTAAAGATTTGGATTATCCATATAGAGCTCAAACTAAAAAAGAGTTTGATGATATTTATAATAAGTTAAGAGAAACCCCTTACGAAGAAAAAAATAAGTGGTTTTTACATTTAAAACAATATATGATTGAAAATTTTACCAACAAAGATAAGTGGGTAGAAGAATTACTCAATATTTATAATGTATAGGAGAATAATATGGCAAGAAGTTCAGGAGATACTTTATCATTAAACAATTTAGCAGGAGCATTGGGTGAAACTCAAAACTCAAATGTATCTTTAAACACATTAAATGGTAGTGCTAATTCCACTGTATCAATAGACCAATATGGAATTGATTCGGTTGGTTCAATTAGTGGTTATCGTTACTTAGTAGAGGGAGATGGTGACCAATATACTTTAACATTTGTTGAAGCAGGAACTAAGCATGTAAATATAGCCAATCAAACCGCAAATTTTACTTGGACAGTTCAAGCCGGTTCTTATTTATCAAAGTCAGGTGCTGGTGATAAAACACAGACATTTGTAGCATCAGATATGAATCCACAATCTCCAAGTGCACAAACTGTATTACAAACAGTTAGAGATAACACAATAAGAGTGGTTTATAATGATGGATTTAATGACCATGCTACAAACTACAATACAAATGTAGATAAAACAGTAACTGCTGTTGACTCATATGATGGTAACGCAACTGCTTTATGTCTACGTTCTGACTCTCCTATTACAAAAGCAGACGGAACAATTGTACAAATTGGAGATTTGGAAGAAGGAGATTTCTTACAAGGATTTCAAATAAACAATTTACAAAAAGATACAGATGGACAAAGTAATTTCTTAAATTGGAATGAAGATAATTTAGAAGTTACTCCAGTTGAAGTAGAAGTAAAAAATGTTGTATATTCATTTTCTAATAAAATTTACAATATAAATGAAGGTGAAGTTAGAGCAACGATTGAACATCCGTTTTTAGTAAAAGATGTAAATGGTAAATTTAGATTTTTAGAAACAAGAAGATTAATGATTGGTGATAGCCTCATCAAATATACCGAAAGTGGTACTGAAGAAATTGAAATAAATTCTATTGAAATAGAAACAGAAGATGTGGAGATTGTATCTATTGACGTTGCTGAACAAGATACTTATTTGGTTAACGGATATATAACTCACAACAAATCAGGAGATTCACATACTGATTTAGGTGCACCTTCTACCGTTAGTGGTTTATCATTCTCTGACCCTAACTTAACTTGGACTGCGGTTAGTGGAGCATCTTCTTACAGAATTGAAATAGATGATGCATCAAACTTCTCATCACCTAATACTACATATACTGAGTGGAGTACTAATTCAATTCGATTGGGTCGTTCTTTCAATGCAAGTACTGAAAACATTTCACCAGTAGCATTAGCAGCAGGAACTTGGTATGTTAGAATCAAAGCGATTGACCACGGACTATTATCAACAAACTGGTCATCTACTATAACATTATCAATAACATAATATTTTTTACGTTTTGAAAAAATCTATATATTTATATATATAAATTAAAAACAATTAAAATTTTCAAAAATGGCAGAAACAATTAAGTTTACAGAAGAAGAAATTCAATCAATCAATGAATTAAGGGTAGAAGTATCTAATGTATTTACACAATTAGGACAACTTCAAATTGAAAAACAAAGAAGAACTCAAGAAATTGAGGGTATTGAATCTCAGTTAATCCAAAAACATTCAGAACTTGCACAAAAAGAACGAGAATTGTTCAAAGGATTGAACGAAAAATATGGAGATGGTAACTTTGACCCGGCAACAGGTGAATTCACTCCAACTCCAAAAGAAGAAACATCTGAAGTAGAAGGATAAAAATAATCTTTCGATTTAGTTGGTTATACTTATATAAGAGTATATTATACAAAAAATTAACAAGGAGTAATATAAAATGGCAGAAAAAATTGTATCACCTGGTGTATTTACGAGAGAAAATGACCTTTCTTTCTTATCACAAGGGATTGGTGAAATAGGAGCAGCAGTAATTGGACCTTTCCATAAAGGACCTGCTTTCGTACCAACCGTTGTTAATACACAATCAGAATTCGAAGAAATATTCGGAACACCTGATGGTTCTTACTATACAGGATACACCGTACAAAATTATTTAAGAGAAGCTGGAACTGTAACTATCGTTCGTGTTGGACACATCGGTGGTTATACTCATGTTGACCCTATTGCTATTAAAGTACAAGAAAGTGGTTCTGGTGCTATTAAAGTAGTAGGTTCTCTTTTCGTAACTCATAATGGAGATGAGTCGGTAGGTTTACCATCTACTACTCTTTCTGCACAACCAAGTGCATCTGCATTCTCAATTAGTGGTTCGGCTTTAGGAACCGCAGTATCAGCATCTATCTTACCATCTGCAGCAAATGATTTATCCGATGTATTCGGTGAATCTGCTCGTGGTTCTAAAAATGCTTATGTATACAAGTATTTTGAAAAAGCAGCAACAGACCAATCTTCTGTTTTAAATGCAGGTGGTCAAATTATTTTAGAAACTTTACCAGACCAAGACTTTGGATATGATATTCAACACGCTACAACTCCTTGGATTAAATCTCAGTTGATATCAGGTGAAAGACATGACCTTTTCCGTTTCCATACTTTAGGTGATGGTGGAAACTATAACAAAGAATACAAAATTGGTGTATTTAATGTAAAAGCTGCAGGAGAATCTAATGCTACTGATTATGCAACATTCTCTATCGTAGTTCGTGGATACTCTGATATTGATAAAAGACCAGTTATTCTTGAAACTTGGAATAACTTAAACTTAGACCCAGCTTCACCAAACTACATTAAGAAAAGAATTGGTGATATGAACCTTACTATTGATGCAAATGGTAAACAAACTTTAAATGGTGATTATAAAAATAACTCTAAGTTTGTTAGAGTAGAATGTTCTACTGAGGGTTCATTCCCTATCGTTGCAGGACCATTTGGACACGCTGAATATCAAAACCCAATTTCAGTTGCAACTGGTTCAGAAGTACCTGCGGTAGTGTTCCAAACAGATTCAGATTCAAATACTGCATCTAATGGAACTTCTTATAGTGGTATTGAATTAGAAACTGCAGTAACTAAGATTGATAATTCTCACTATCTATCTCCAATTCCTACAAATGCTGGAACTGGTTCTAACGTAGTATTTGCATTTGACTCTCAACTGTCTTATGAACTAACAGGTTCGGCAGCGGTAGATGTTAATAAGAGACAATTTATTATAGGATTCCAAGGTGGATTTGATGGTGTATCACCAACAACTGCAATATCTTTAGGAACTGATATTTCTTCAGGTAACTCACAAGGATTCAGCTTAACAAGTTCAACATCTAGTGGTTCAGTTGCTTATGTAAAAGCAATTAACGCAGTATCTAACCCAGATGATTTCGATATCAACTTGGTATCTACACCTGGTATTATTAGACAACATCACTCTTATGTGTTTGATAAAGTAGTTGATATGGTAGAAGCTAGAGAAGATGCATTCTTCATCGGTGATGTAGTTGATGCATCAGCAACTATTTCAGATGCAGTTAACCAAGGTTCTAATGTTGATTCTAACTACGTTGGTACTTATTACCCATGGGTTAAAACAATCGATTCAAGAACAAATAAACTAACTTCAGTTCCACCATCAGTATTGATGCCAGGAATTTACGCTGAAAACGATGCAGTTGCAGCTGAATGGTTTGCACCAGCAGGTTTAAATAGAGGTGGTATCACAGGAGCAGTTTCTGTACTAAACAGATTAACACACGCTGAAAGAGATACACTATATGAAGGAAAGATTAACCCAATCGCACAATTCCCTGGTGAAGGTATCGTTGCATTCGGACAGAAAACTCTACAAGATAGAGCATCTGCTTTAGATAGAATCAACGTAAGAAGATTGTTAATCAAAGTTAAGAAATACATCGCATCTACATCAAGATACCTTGTATTCGAACAAAACACGGCTACAACTCGTTCTAAGTTCTTAAATACAGTAAACCCATATTTGGAATCAATCCAACAAAGACAAGGTTTATATGCATTTAGAGTAGTAATGGATGAAACTAATAACACACCAGATGTAATCGACAGAAACATCTTAGCAGGAGCTATTTACTTACAACCTACTAAGACTGCTGAATTCATTGTAATTGATTTCAACATTTTACCAACTGGAGCAGCGTTCACGGCTTAATAAATAAAAAATAAAAAGAATCTATATTTATAGTAGTATAAAGGAGAAATAAAAAATGGCAGAAGTATTAGAATTCAACGATATGTTCTACACCAACTTCGAACCGAAGATGAAGAACAGATACATCATGGAAATTGATGGTATCCAGTCTTATCTTATTAAAACTGCAAATAGACCTTCTATTCAGTTCGAAACTGTAACCTTAGACCATATCAACGTTAAGAGAAAACTCAAAGGTAAAGGTGAGTGGCAAGATATCGAAATCACTCTATATGACCCAATCGTACCGAGTGGGGCACAACAAGTGATGGAATGGGTAAGAACTTCTCACGAATCTTTAACAGGTAGAGATGGATATGCAGATTTTTATAAGAAAGATATTCAAATCTATATGTTAGGACCTGTTGGTGATAAAATTGAACAATGGACTCTTAAAGGTGCATTTATCAACAACGCAGTATTTAACGATTTAGATTGGGCATCTAATGACCCTTCAGAAATTAGTTTAACACTTTCTTATGATTACGCAATTTTAGAATACTAATACTACAATATACTTTTGATACTTCCATAAAAGGTTCTCTTAGTGAGAACCTTTTTTTTTTCAACTTTTTTAAACTTATATATTTATATACAAACATTAAAACTTAGTTTATGGCAAATAATGATTTTCCAACGGAAGTGATAGAGCTTCCCTCTCAAGGAAAAGTATATCCTGAGGGACACCCGTTATCAAAGGGTACGGTGGAGATAAAGTATATGACGGCTCGTGAAGAGGATATACTTGCTTCCCAAAATTTGATAAGAAGGGGGGTGGTACTTGATAAGTTGTTCGAATCTGTTGTAGTAGAAGAAGGTTTAGACATTGGTGATATTTTCATTGGTGATAAAAACGCTATTTTACTTGCAACTCGTGTTCTCGGTTATGGTAAAGACTATCAGGTCGAGGTAACTGACCCATTCACATTAGAACCCCAAAAAGTAACAATTGATTTATCAAAGGTTCAAACTAAAGATATTGACTTTGATAAACTTAATAAAGAAAATAGATACGAATACACACTACCAACATCAGGTAAAAAAGTTGTTCTTAAATTATTAACTCATAAAGATGAGATTGATATTAATGCTGAAATTCAAGCACTACAAAGATTAACTGACAAAAAATCAGATGGACCTTCTCAAGACCTCTCAACACGAATGAGATATATGGTTGTTGAAATAGATGGTAATACTGATAGAGGATTCATTAACAACTATGTTAAGAATAACTTGTTAGCAAGAGATTCTCGTGCTATTAGAAACTATATTAAAGAAATAAGTCCTGATTTAGATTTAACTTTTAACTTTACATCAGAACTGACAGGTGATACGGAGGCACTTGATATACCATTTGGTGCCGGGTTTTTTTACCCTACCGAGTGATTACTCAATCCAACT